GATATGTATGTTATATAAACTATATTTCCATCATTTAACTTCTTTCCTAAATATCCATCTCCAAAATAAATTTCATAATATCCATCCAAAGATTCTTGAATAAAATACACCAATGAATTGCTATCTAAAGCTAATAAATCTTTTGGTGGAGAGTATACCTCCAACCTAACATCTGTTGTGGAATTTTGCACTAATACTTTTATAGTGCTAGTATCTACTGTAGGATCTGGAATTTTAAATATAGATTTTGGATTATTAGTGCTACTATATAAAAATTGATGTGCTATAGGAACACCTTGAATGATAATAACATCATTAGCAGTAGCAGACTTTGTTGAATTATTTGATTTTACAGTTATTTCTTCATTTGTTATAAAGTTATAAGTTTGTCCATTAACAACACTACTCATAAACTTAGTATATTTTGGAATAGTTATAAAATCTGTTTTAACATTATTAAATACTAAATTAATTTTAGCTGAAGATGGTATATAAGATTGTGGAGTATATCCTAATAACTTAGCATGTGATATTACTGAAGTTCTTTTAGTTGAAGTATCCAAAAACATTTCATTAGCCATCATATTTAAATAATATGCTTGATAATGAGTGTTATATGCTAAAATATCTAACAAAGTAGATAAAACACTTCCTTCGTAATTAGCATCTTTTAATACATCTTGACTTTTTAAAAAAAGTTTTAAATTATTTTTAATATCATCAAAATCTAATCCTGTCAATTGAATGTTTGAGTTTGCTCCACTCATAGGGTTTCCTCTTTATACCTTTGGTTTAGTATATGCATGTCTATTATCTTAATTTTTCTAAAAATACTGTTATTGATACAGGAGTAGTTTGACCAACTATATAATACTCTATTTGTATGTCATATATATGGTTATCATAATCAGGTTTAACTATTATTCCAGATAAAGTTATTCTTGGTTCATATTTAGTTAATACGCTATTAATTTCCGCTTCAATAATACTAGCGGTAGCTACTGTCATTTGTTCAAATAATAAAGAATATATACTAGATCCTATATTAGAATGAAAAGGTTTTTCATAATGTCTGGTTAATATAAGATTTTTTACTGATTGTTTTATAGCATCATCATTATAGTTTATATCTAAATTTTTACTAGATTTAAGGATATTAAAATTAAGATCCAAATCTGAAAAAGCTATTCTATTTTGTTGTTGTGTATATACTGTTTTCATGTTACTATTTATGGTTTTTATTAATGCCTATTAATTCATTACAACATTACCAATCAGTGTTATCAAAGGAGATACTATAGTTACACTTCTTGAAGAAGTTATAATTATATTTGATGCTGAAGATATATTAATATCTTTATTAGCATTCATATTATAATTACCACCAACTTCTAAATTATAATTATTTTTTGCATATTCATTTCTTGTTCCATGAACAACATGCCAATAATCCTTACAATTTTTTTGATGTCTTGTTCCATCAGGCCCAACTTCATCAAAAGTTCCAGTTCTATGCATTAAGAAAATTCTTTCGTGATCTTTAGTATCATCTATATCAAAATAATGTCCTGATTCTGATTCTTTTGAATTATTATATGGATATACTGGATTAAAAGCTAATTGGGGTTCTGTTCCAAAAACAGTACTTCCTTTTGTCATATTATCATTAACAAAGGTTACAGCAGTTCTAGTAATATCCTCATTTCTTGCTAATCTACTTGTAGTTGGCTGATTTAATTTATGCTTTGCTGGATATCTTTCAGGACTTCTGTTTTCATATGTAACACCAGTAGAAGTCATTGTCCATTTATTAATTTCTACTGGTCTTTCACTTAAATTTAAACCAGGATCTGAAAATCCTTTATTTTCTGGATATAAAACTTCAGGAATGTCAGGAAATCTTCCAAAGAAGAATGGTGCTTGTGCTGAATCTCCATCTAAATAAAAACCAAAAACAGCATCTCCTTCTCGTAATGTACATGTATCATTTGCTGCATTAGTTGCAAATATAGGATGCGCCCATAATAAATTTTCAGTTGGAACCATTTCTTTATTATCATTGTTCCATAAAAATGTTCTAATTTGAAGTCTTCCTAATTTTAAAGGATCTTTTCTATTTTCTACAATACCTGTCCACCAAACAAAACCATCTAATCCAGGTACATTCTTTTTATTTAACATTATTAAAAAACTCCAGAAGTTTTAACTGTATTCATGTAAGAAGTATTAGTAGCTGTATCTAATCCTGAAGTGTTATATCCCTCAACAGATGATATAAAACTATCTTTACATAGTTCTATTGTAGTATCAAAATCATTATCTTGATTAAATCTATGTCTTATTGCGGTTACTAGATATATCCCAGAATATATTTTATCTTCTTTTTTCTTTAAATCAGATCCAATGGATTCTGGTCCTGGAGCTTTCAGATACAAATAAATAACATCCCCAACAGTAATATAAGGATCTCCAGGAATAGCTATCTTAACCCTAATAGAAGATATTAATTTCATTTGAGCAAATCTATATTGAACACACTGTTCTAAATAATTATTCTTAATAGCTGGAGTATTTTTCTTAATATATGCATTTTTCTCTAAGTCTGTAGTCGAGTAAATACATTTTACAAAACTATCAACAGTATCGCTATATTTGTGATTAAATCTATTCGTAAATCCATTGGTTAGTCCATATGGCTGTTGTTTATATAAACTTAATTGTTTTAGTTTATCAAAATATGAATCATATTCAAATGTTGCTATTCCATGCTTTCTTGTTATATAATTAACGGTTATTGCTTTATTAGCAAAAGTTCCATCAGTAACATAATCACAACTATCATAAGAATTTAAAACTTGATATGAAATTATTGATTTAAAATCTACAGTATCTGCAGTTTGACTCCCATCGTTTTTTGTACCATACCAATATGTATTATATATTTTTCCTCTCTTATTATATACTTCATAATCTCCATATATAGCTAACAATGGTTTAAAATTCCATCCAAATCTATCTTGAAAGAATAGAAAAGTAGATCCTATTATTTTTGGATCTGATGAAATTGCGAAAGTACATAACCAATTAATAGCCTCTAAAGGCATTAAATTAGGTATAACTATATCATATGTACCTCTAGTATCAAAAGCATTTGAATTAGTAAATTCTTTTTTTGGTATTTTTAAATAATTAAAAGCAATATCTTTCACCATATCAACAATCTTCATATTTTTATAAGATTTATTGATTTTATATTGCTGAGATATTAAAAATTCTTCACTACAAAAATTTAATATTAAATTTTCATTAGTATCTTTTGTTAATCTCTTACCATCCATATTATATATTCTAAATATTTTATTCAAATGTTCCGTACCAAATATATTATATTCTCCTTTACTTAAAGATAATATTAAATATTCACTACCATTCCAAGTATAATTAACATCTAAATTCAAAGAATTACTCAAAATAACACTACCAGAAGTGCTATTACCAAATATATCTTCAAAATAATTAAATTCAACTACCATAGATCTTATATCTATATTAGCTCCAGAAGAAGTAACTAAATTTAATTTTTCTATACTAAAATTTTGAGGATTAAAATCACTCATAATGATCCCACAATAGTATTAAATTGTTTAACAACATAATGCACATATTCCTCTTTCAATATTTTTATTAATCGTTTTTCCTCATTCTTATCAAGTTCAATATCATATATAGATTTAATATATTTATTTGAATTATATCCAATAGAAGAACCATCTGGAAAATTTATTATTTTTGAAGTTGGAGCTAATAATAGATATGATTCTTTACCAACAGTATAAGTTTCTTCAGATATTTTCTGAAGGGATATTGGATCATAAGCTATTATTGAATTATTATATCCTAATAATGGGTCTGTATGTAATTTTGAATATTCATATCCATTCATAAATGAATTAATAGAAAAACTACAAACATTACCTGTTGTTGATAATTGAGAAGAATCTACAGTTAATCTAGTATTTGCATCGTAACCATCACCATTATAAACACTAATTGAAGTTACTCTATTACTAGAAATTATTATTTTTGCAGAAAGGTCAGTTCCTAATTTTGTTAATTCATTTGGATTTGTAATAACTAAAGGAATACCTTCATAAGTTCCATTAGTATAATTACTACCAGCATCCAATATTCTTAAACTTTTTGGACTTTCTTTTCCTAAATCTTTATATTTGTCTTCAATATAATTATTAAAAGTTTCATATCCCATAGGAAAATCAAAAGTAGCATTAAATATATTATTTGTCATCATTATAATCCAATGATATTCTGATACTCCATAATATTTTTCTGCTATTATTTCTGGAGTATCTCCATCTTGTACGAGATATTCATAATATAAATCCATATTATTTAAGTATTCCTCAATCATAGCTACTCTAGTTACAATATCTGTTAATAAAACATTATTGTAAAAAGTTTTTGGTAATTTAGAAAAATATAATGGCATTAATTTATCCTATAAATTTTAAATATGATTTCATTTTAATAACCTTCATTAACTTTAGATTTAGTAATAATTTCAGTTTCTTGGAAGGACATTGATAATATTGTTTGAACAGGCATACCATCATTAAATGTAGCCCATCCATAAGGAGCATAATCCACAGAAAGTCTATTAAGAACACAAGTGGTCATTTGGAAAATATTTTGATTGATTTTATCCTTATACATGAATTCTATATTAAAAGTAGAAGGAGCAACATAATATCTAGAAAAATCTGATCTTATTTCTGGAGCAGCATGAAACCTAAAAGCTTTTATTATATTCCTAACATTTTTTGCTTCTTGAGGACTTTTAGGAGTAAATATAAAATCGAATTGAAATCTTCTTAAATCAATACCTCTGAATAGAACAAATATCTGAGGATTTACTGCCATTCCAGCCATTCCAATAACAGCATCTCCGAAAGTATTACCTCCTGTAGGATTTAATAATATATCCGAGGCTGCTTGTCCTATTGTTTTTGCTGCTTCTGATCCATTATCTCTAACTTTATCAAGAACTGCGCTTAATACACCACCAATATCTTGACCACCTTTAAGATATTTTCCACCCATTTCTGTTAAACTGGCATCCTGCCAATCGTATGAAGTTGTAAAACTCATAGAATCTGGAATATATAAAGATATTGCTTGAGATATTCTTGTTTGAAATACAGCTTGAGAAGCCTTACTAGGACTTCCTCCAAATAGAGATCCAAGCAAATCACTAAAACTTTGTCCACCTGGTTCTGAGGGGATTCCTCCTAAAGTTGGACCAGGTTTTAAATTATATGGATCTGCAAACTTTGATCCAAAAGCAGGATAGAATACTTTATTCCATTCAGGTTTTTCTCCACCACCAGCAACAGCAGTTGAATTATCTCCAAAATTATCTTTATAAGTTGGATTTGTATTATATCTGCCTGAACCGGATGATAAATAATCAGAAGAACTTTGAACATTTATATAAAAATTCATATAATGTCCAAAAGATAATTTATCATCAAACTCTAAAGGATAAGTAAGATAACTAAAATTATAATTTTTAGTATCTAACCCTGTTCCTCCCTGTAATTTATCTAAGGGGTTTTTTCCTGTGTATAATGGCATAGTTTTTTAATTTAAATTTATGATAAAAAATAGAAGATATCCTGAACCTAAACCTTGGTATCCAAAAAATAAAAATAAATATAAAGGAGATCCTTATAAAATAATATCTAGATCTTCATGGGAAACCAAAGTGTTCTCTTGGATGGATACTAACCCTAACGTGTTAGAATGGCATTCAGAAGAACTCTTCATATACTATTTATCACCAGTTGATAGTAAATATCACAGATATTTTGTTGATATTTATGCGAAAATAAAAATAAGTGAAAATGTTGTGAAAACTTATTTAATAGAAATTAAACCAGAGGCTCAAACAAAACCTCCAAAACTCAAGAAAAATCTTAATAAAACGTATATAAATGAAGTATGCACTTGGGGAATAAATTCCTCTAAATGGCAAGCTGCTGAAAAATATTGTAGAGATAGGGATTGGGAATTTAAAATACTAACAGAAAAAGAAATATTTGGTAAAAAATAATGGTAGAAATTAATTCATCTCAAGATTATAGTAAATGGTATACTACCGTATATAACGGTAAAGTATATATGTATAATCCAAAAGCTATAGATGAGAATATTGGATGGCAATTAATGTCTAAAAATGGATTACCTACAAAGGTTGCCCCAAAAGACTTACAAATTATTCTCAATAAGCAATTTTTTAAAAGTAAAGAAGCACCTACGATACAAAGTAGACTTAAAAAAGCTTCTCCATCAGAAAGAAAGCTATTAGAAAAAGAAGCAATATCTTGGTTAGTTTTAAAAATAAAAGGATTAAAAGCTGGAGCTAGTGGAATTCCAGGAACAACAACTGCACAAAAAAGATCAGAAACTTTTAAAGAAGGTGGAATGTATTTCTTTGCTTATGATGCCAAGTATAAAAAAGAACTTCCATATTGGGATAAATTTCCATTGATAATATTATTAGAACCTCCACAAGGAGGATTAGCAAAAACTCATTTTCTTGGACTAAATCTTCATTATCTTCCAATTGAACAAAGAGCTATGTTTTTAGCACAATTAAGTATGGCTGGATCTAAACTTAATAAAGATAAAGAAATAAGAAGATTACTAACAACATACCAAAAAACATTAAAAGGAAATGTTAATTTATTAGCACACAAACCATGTATTAAATTATATATAATTAAAAACTTACAAAGTAGAGTGTTGCAAGTACAACCTCACGAATGGATGTATGCTATACATCTACCTTATGAAAATTTCCAAAATGAAACTAAAGAAAATGTTTGGAAAAACTCTTTATCTGAAATTAACAAAAAACCTAATAAAAAATCTTCTAATAGAAGTAAATAAAATTATAAATATATATAAATAAACAACTTTTTAAAAATATGTCATCAGGAACTATTACACAATTCATATCAAGTTTTAGTAGCGAATTATCTAGACCTTGTGATTTTTCCGTGGATATCATTAAGCCTAAGACTGTTGGTAAAAATGATGATGTCGAAAGAATAATTTCACTCAGATGTGAAAGTGCGGAACTTCCAGGAAGAACTTTTTCTCTTGTTGATCAAAAAACATATGGACCAATAGAACAATACCCTATACAAAATGCGTATAATAAATGTGCTTTGACTTTTATTTGTTCTGGATCAATGGACGAGAAAGTATATTTTGATGATTGGATGGATGTCATATCATATTCAAAGCCATCTTATTCTGAGGCTCCTCCTAATCCAAATATTGTAAAGTTTGATTTTTCTTATAAAACAAATTACGTTGTTGATGTGTTTATAAATCAATACGACCTTACTGGACATATTGTATATAGAGCAGTTTTAGTAGATGCTTTTCCTGTTGATTGTCATGCAATTCCTCTAAATTGGGCGCAAACTAATGACTATAGTAAACTTATGGTTACGTTTGCTTACAGATATACATATGGAGAAACAGATAAAAATAAGTTAAATTCTAAATGACAATAAGAGGATTTAAATTTAATATAGCTTTTAATTTTAATAAATAGCTATATCATTATATTTTTAATAAAAATAACATATAGGAAACCTAAAATGGCAGCAACATATAAACCACCTACATTAGCAGAAATACAATACGAAATTGATAGACTTAAAGGACTTATTACAACCTATGAAGATCAAATTAAAGGATTTAAAAATGATCAAAAAACTTATAGAGCTAATACAACAGCACAACAAGTAATTATTGATAGAATAACAAAGAGCACTGGAAACACCAAAACAGTTTCAAATTGGACAGGTGTTACTTCATACACAGCAGATGTTGGGTTCGTAACAACTTTAATTAGTCCTCCTACTGACAATTCTACAATATTTTATATTCCTGCTGGAGCAGATGTTAATTTCGAATATGATATTGGTACTACTAATGTATTAAGAATTGGTCGTCCTATTTTTAAAGAAAATAATTGGGTAAATCCTTCTTATACCTATCATCCAGCAAAAACTCTTACTAACGCTGAATCGTATAGAAATCAAACTATTAATATTCAATGGAATTTACATGATGTTGCTATATCCATGGAACATGTAAAAGATAGTAGAGATCAATCAAAACCAACAGGAAAAGTCCTTCTATTTAATTTAAGAACTGGAAATTATGTAAGAATTCAATTAATGTT